TCGGTATATCTTCGGTGAGCAGATATGCTAAGGAAAATGCCATAGCTCATCACGTCATAAGACGTTGGGGATTCTCAACCCGAATCTCAGACCCTCTTCACCTTCAGCTCCCTTTCGCGGAGTCTCTGTAAGCACACCATAGGTGTATCTGGATCGACGTAATCGTCTCCATCATACATGGTGCCCCAAACAGATTCTCTACTATCAGGAACAGTGGTTCTCAAGGACCCTTCCTCGGCGTTCTCCAACTCTTCTGGAACGCGACTACAGGCAAACCTTTGCTTGTGGACCGACCTCACACGACAAAACCGAGATCTCTGCATCTCGTGCCTTATTTTGTCCTCTTCAATTCGCATAAAGCTCTTTCTAAGCAGTCTACCAGTAACCTTGACATAGCGAGGAAGTTTCATAGATCTGAACTTCTTCCATTGCCGGGAGATATTCTGGTGAGACGCATCAGGGCGAGCTCTATAGAGCACCCAGTCCGTAGGGAACGTGACCGGACACGAATTGAATCGTGGGATCGGATCGATCTTGCGCAAAAATTCATTATGGAAACAGTATTTTCGATACTCGGTTTCCTCACACGGTCGTGGGAGCGCTCGTGTGAGTCCAAGATCATACTTGCTCAACTTAGAGTCAAGTATGTCCGCCCTGGACAGCACTCTTTTCATGAATCTCTCTCCGACCTTGATACTCATGAACTCGGTATCAAGATCTCGGAATGCACCTCTGAGATTATTCAGACGATCGTTGTAAGTCCGATCATCGGCTTCCATGAATTCATCACCTTTCTTCACTCCCGTGAGGAAGGAAGTATTGATCATAGGGACGAAATCATATCTCCGATTTACTTCTGAATAACCTTTGAAGCGATATAACTTTGAATTAACCATAAGGAACTGGTTTGAAACAAAGTTCTTACCCACACTCTTCTCAAATCCTGCTAGTGGCAAGATCGATTCCCAACGCTGTTGAAAATCAGCATTGGTTGGAAACAAAATATCATCTCCATTTACCCTAACAGGTAGCTCCTCAATCGCAAATTTTCTCTTAAAAAATTTCTCCATAGCGGACCGATAGACGGCCATATTTATTATACATAAATAGGGAAATGAAAATTTGGATCCCATGAGTTGTCCGTTCTTCTGAACGAAACCCTCAGGAGCTACGAACCCTGTCCCAAACGCCCCCTCGTAAGAGATGGTTTGGTTGCACATGTTCGTTTCTATTAGTTCACGTGTGGCGGTGTCTTTCGTCGACCCCAATATCGCTGCAAAGCTACAGTCCATGTGAAGATTGTCGGTTGCGGCAGAGTAATCTCCGGAACAGAAGTCATAGACTCCGTCGAAGAATTGCTCCCCACCGATGCATAACCTTTCTACATCACTGTCACCCATAGGTCTTCCAGTCAACTCAAACTGTTCGTACCTTTGCATCTTAGACCAGAGTTGTTTTTGAACGTCTGGATATATAGCGTTAGAGTGTAATGACGCCTTAGTTATTGTCCGAACCTTCAAAGGCTCAAGGATAAACTTGACGTTACTCTGCGCTTCTCCCAAATTCGTAGGCCCCTTGAGAGACATCTTAGCGATATCTTCCAAAGTCCAAAATTCAGGTTCCAGATCAATCAGATCTAAACCGCGTCGTAACTCGCTAACGATTTCGTCCACGAGCACATCAGTATAGACTGACCATGCGCCCACCTTAGGGTGATACCGCATGGTAACAAGATGCTTGGTCGAGCATAGAGGATTTAAGGATTCTTTTTCAAGAACTAGTCCTAATGCACCTTTCTCTTTCCTACTCCTTTCCAAACAGGCGTTTCGACTTATATTCATCGAAATGCTTGGTGGTTGTATCAGAACTGACTCATCGTACACTTCCTTGGAAGTACGATATACCTCATCCAACAACCACCCGGGTGTCACAT